CACCCCAGAGATCTGCAGAGCATCATCAACAGCATGGCACTCGATGGCGTGTCCCCGAAGACCATCGCCAACCGGGCAGGGTTTATCAATGCCGTCCTAGCATACGGAGATGCTCCCAGAATGGCCGTACAGCTTCCCCAGAGGGTCAAGCCTACCTATTCCATACCAGACGAACAAATGGCCGCCAGAATCCTGTCTGACGTCGCAGGAAAGGCTCTGGAAGTGCCTGTCATGCTTGGAATGCTTGGTCTCCGGAGATCAGAGATCTGCGGTCTCACTCTGGACGATCTGGATGAATCCATGCTCCACGTACACCGGGCAGTGGTCTATGCATCCGGAGGAAAACAAATCCGCAAGGACTCCCCGAAGACAGACTCTTCTGACAGGCATGTGCTTCTGCCGGATGATCTGGCAGACAAGATCAGGCAGCAGGGATACATAACCAAAGCAAACCCCAACAGTCTGACAAAAGCATGGGAACGCTTAATCAAAAAAGGCGGGTATCCTCCAATTCGTTTTCACGATTTACGGCACTTCTTTGTGTCTTACTGCCACAATATCCTGCATCTGTCCGATGCCCAGATCATGAAGCTCGGAGGCTGGAAGACAAACCACGTCATGCGATCCGTATACCTCCAGAGCATGGAAGACGAAAAGGCCAGCAAGGCCGTGTCAACATTCGTGTCAACATTTACGTCAAAACATGGCAACAAAGTGTAGTTTTTACGGTACAATCTGAGCATAAAAAAAGACCCGAAAACCTAGGAGCATCAACGCTTTCCTTGAGTTTTCGGGCTTTTCTTATATATGCCGGCGGTGGGAATCGAACCCACTGCACATAGCTGTTTTATGTTGATTTTTCAATGGTTTTCGGAATCCGTGTCAACAAAGCATGTCAACATTTCTTCAATTTACACCGAAATTCAGTGAAGGGCTTACCGAAAATTCCGGCTGTATGATCGCCATCAGACGACTCCCAGTTGGTATCATGCACCTCCGGCAGATGGGTACCACGGTCATAAGGCTTTACAGAGTAGACAGCTTCGTAGTACTGTCCTCCTGTCTTACCCGGATCCGTGCTGTAGTAGATCTGGATCGCATCGATGCTGTGAATGTCATCGCCGGCATAACCGTTGTTTCGATCATTCCAGTTGTTTCCGGTCACCTTCGGCAGCCATCTCCCGCCGCAGTGTACTCGATACTGCACCTTTCCGGATGTCACTCCGATCTTGATCCCGAGGATGCTGTCATTCGCGAATCCTGCCGGAGCGCCATTGCCCACGTCGGCCAGGATTCCATGGTTTCTGGTCTTTATTCCATAGGTGATCAGCGGAACCGCTGCTTTCGCCGGCTGGACCGTTGTCTCCCTTGTGGCCGATGCTCCTCCGAAGCGGAGTATGCAATTCCAGGGATAATTATAATATCCGCAGAATCCGATCTCTCTGCCGGTCTGGTCTCCCGGTTTTCCTCCGGATACTCCTCCCTTCTCATTGATAGATGCCTGCACCAGCTTCCCGGCGCTGATCGCCATGGCTGTATGGTTCACATCGTTGAGCAGCACATCTCCTCTTTTCAGTCCGGAGCCGGTCGTGAGGTCGATGCTGGCCGTCACGTCTTTAAATCCGTTTGCCAGGAACACGCGCCGCATGTTTCCGGTATATGTTGCTCCGGCCGTCTTTACTTTCACGCCGGCCAGCTCCCATGCGGAGATCACCATGGAGCTGCAATCAAAATCACCATACTCTCCCCACCGGTATCTCTGATCGTACCCGTGGCTGTTGTCATTTGCGATGTTTTCCATCCATTCGACGGCTTTATCTACCACGGTCTGCTGAGTGGATACCTTTATGGAGGTTTTTGTCTCGGCCGCTGCCGGCGTGCTCCAGATCTTCTTGTGAAAGAAGGACAGATCTATCCCTTTGGCGAAGCCTGGGATGATGCCGGTCGATGTATATTGCCAGGCTTCATACTCCGCGTTGATCTGCGGAGCAATTGAGCTGTATCTGGCGATCCAGATCGGATACTTTGTGTATCCCTTCATAAAGCTGTTGAAATATGATTCATACGTATACACGCCCACTCGATAGCCGGCCTGCTGGATGATCGGGCAGAATACATCGGCCATGGCCGTGGCCTGCCTGCCATATGCAGCTTCTTCCAGATCATAGTAAATTGTCCAAGGCTTATGTCCTTTGACCAAGCGGAGGACATGCTGTGCTTCAGATCTGGCCATGCCCGCCGTATACGCATAGCTGTACAGATAGACCGCAAAGGGGATCCCGTACTTTTCGCAGGCGGCCACATTTGCCGCCCACTGAGTATCATCCTGCCTTGCTTCATTGTTTCCGTATCCGCACCGGAGGATGATCGCATGGAAAGTCCCTTTTTTTAATTCAGCTGCTACTGTCGGCCAGTCCACGGATCCCTGTGCATAGCTGATATCCGGGACAATGTATTTTGCCATTTTACGCCTCCACTTCCGGCAGGCCTGCCAAGCTGGTCACATAGCTGTATAGAGCTGCGAAGGCTGCAGTCAGTGCGATAGTCTTCAGATCCTGGAAGGACATGATCGTGCCCACCGTCCAAGAAGCGAGTGCCACCTGAGCGGCCGTCTTAATGGCTCTGACAGTAGCTTTTGCCCACCAGTCCGGATTTAAAATAGTTCTTCTTAATACGTCCATGTCTATCACCCCTCTATAGGTAGCTTATCTACCTCTTTCATTAAGCGTTCACAGGTGCCGTTTCCGCCCATCTCACGGTATGGGTCATACAGGTACTTTTTTAAGTCGCTGTATTCGTCTTTTGAAATGTTGCCCCGCTCGATATACTTTCCCGCGAGGTCGCAGATCTTGCTGTATGCGATCCCCATTAAAAGGCGGCTTTCCGCGGACTTCTGGCGGTCTTTTTGTTGGCTCTTGTAAATAACCCATTGCCAAAAACCAGAAGAAGCAAATACCGTAATTACCAAGCCTACTATTTCTAAAACCACCGGGAAATCCTCCTATTAAAAGGGAGGGCCGAAACCCTCCCCGTGTTTACGTGTTACTCAATTTTCAGTTAGTGCGGTATTTAGCCGGATAGCGAACTACTCTTCCGTCACTTCCTCAAGTGGGCAATATTCCGATGTATCATAGCGTTCTGCGTATTCCTTTACCTTGTCATTTTCAGTAAGGATTCCGCAATAATCGCCTGTACGAAAACGGCAATTGAAGCAGTTTGGTTTGTCCATAGGTACGATATAACTCATTCTGTCTCCTTTCTAAACTCTTTCTCAACGATTTTTCTAACTGTTTCCGCTACGGTTTTAAATCCATTAATTTTTCGCAGATACTCAAGTTTAGACAGGAAATCGTCATCAACTCTAATCTGCAATAACTTGTCTCTCATGTAAATCACCTCACTTTGCAATTACATTTTATGACATTTGTTATTACAAATCAAGTGATAGTGTGCTTTTAAATAGCCGGATAGCGAACTAAGATATTGATTTAAAGTGTCCTTTAAGCACTTCCGTTTTGCTCCCGTTCATGTTTGCATTTATCACGATGCGGGCAGATCCTGCACCGGAAATTTTCGTTGATAGCGCGAACAATCTCATATAGCACACCAATAGCATCAGTAATTTCATACTGTTCTACAGGGTCAAATTGTTTTTCGTACTCACGGATTGCTTTCAGTATGGTTTCTCTATATTCGTCCATAAATTATGCCTCTTGTGTTCGATGAGCCGGGAGAGCGAACTAATCAGCCCTCGGTCTGCTCCTCTTCTGGTGCTACGTAGGAAGTGTTGAACCGCTCGTTCAGCAGGATAGTCCCTTCTTCGTCCTGTAGCGTCAGCGCAACATGTAAAAATGCGTCCGTCATGACCGCTACGGATGCCCTCTGATAATAAAGGGACAGACCAGAAGCAAGGGTCTGTCTTGCGGTGATGCTGTTGTTTACCACGCCATCGGGTCTTTTATCCAGTTCTGTAACAAAATATAACATGATTTAAATCCTCCTTTTATGCTGTGATTGTTTCGCCGGTTGTAGAATTTTTATATACGACAACAACCGTACTGCCAGACGGTGCATATGTGTTGCTTCCCTCGGCATAATCGCTAACGCTTGCTGGTATGTCCGCAAGAGTGTTTGCATCTACGTAAATCGTGACGGTCAACGTCATAGCATGACTGCCATACCTCCAGTTAGTACTGCCCCCTAAACTTGTAACTGGGTATCCTACACTTCCGATTGTCACGCTCTCAAGGGCGTTGTACTCGCCTCCCTGTTGGCGTATAAAAAACGCATTAGGCCTTGTCAGCTTAGGGGCGTTTACGCTTTTTAATCTCTTGCAATTATATGCTAAAGTCCCAGACGTCATCCCAAGCGCAGT